CAGCCACATTTCACCCTGGTGGTGAAGGGTGAAAACCTGTCGCTGGTGGCCATGTGCTGCTTCATCCAAGCTCGCTGGCGGTCTTTATGTTCTTCTGTCCAGCAATCCTTTTTCGCAGTCGATTCCCATTTCTGAACCTTGACGGTGCCGTCATAGAAATGGAATTCGAGCTTCTGGTCAGGGCCTACCAAGATGTAATCGACCCGCTCCAGAAAAACATCCTCGTCGAATTCTTCTAAGCCGAGTGCCTCAGCGCAGGCTTCCCGAAGAACACGCTCCGGGATATCCTTCCGGTTGCAGCGACCGCCTTTCTTCTTGGTGGTGCCGCAGACCCAGACGACAATGGTATCGCCGTAGGTGGACGTGTATTTGGTTCGGTTACTGCGCTGATTGCGGACGTAGCTGCTACCGCATGTGGAGCATTTCAGCTTGCTGGTGAAGCAGGTGATGTTCAGACTCTTATTTGCAAAAGCGCCCAGTTCCTTGCGGCGGGCCATTTCTTCCTGCACATACTGGAAGGTCTCCATGTCGATGATGGCCTCGTGTGTACCTTCCACATAATACTGAGGAAGCTCACCGCGATTCTTCTTGCGACGCTTGGTGATAGGGTCTTCGATGAATTCCTTCTGCAGGAGCAGGTTTCCGGTGTAGGTGATGTTTGTGAGGATGACCTTGATGTTGGAATCCACCCACCTGCAGCCGTTCGCCGTGGTGATGCCCTCGGCAGCAAATTCGCGTTCAGTCTCCAGTCTAGACTTCCCATCAAGGAAGTTCTGGAAGATGCGGCGGACGATGGCAGCTTCTTCTGGCTCGATGACCAGCTGGTCGCCTTCCCAGCGGTAACCGTAAACGCGGAAGTGGCCGTTCGGTATGCCTTGTTCCATGCGCTTGCGAACTCCCCATTTTACATTGTTGCTAAGGCTGGTGATTTCCTCTTGTGCAAAGGAGGCCAGAAGCGTCATCATGACCTCGCCGTCGCCGGAGAGTGAATTGATGTTTTCCTTCTCGAATCTGACCTCGATGCCCAGCTCCTTTAGATGTCTGACGGTCTCAAGTAGGTCGACCGTATTTCTGGCAAAGCGGGAAATGGACTTCGTAAGGATGATGTCAATCTTTCCGTCCTCGCAGTCGTCGAGCATTCGCTGGAACTCTTCTCGCTTGGATGCCTTTGTGCCGGTGATGCCATCGTCTGCATAGACTCCGACGTACTCCCATTCGGGATTGGCCTGAATCAACTCACTGTAATAGCTAACCTGAGCTGATAAAGAATGGTGCAGACGCTCGGTCTCGACGGAGACTCTGGCGTAGGCTGCGACCTTCTTCCGGGTCGGCAGGACTGGCAATGTCGGCTCGATTTTGTTGATTTTTCGCATAAAATCAGCTCCTTTCCGTTACTATACATCACTCTAAAAGGCCATTAAGTCAACGTCTGTGCGGCAAATAATGTACCCAATAATGGCTGGTATTTTTGCAGCATCTTTGTATCAATTATGGCGTATTGCTCCTCGTTGATGAGGCCATTTTTCAGCATGGAACGGAACATATTCATGGTCGCTTGGTAGAGCTTTTCACGCTCGAATTGGTCTTCATTCATGGCCATCACCGCCTCTGAAGCGGTCTGCAATGTAGCAGACATGGGAGCAGTATTTCCTGTTTGCATTTCCATAAGCCGTGAACTCCTTTCCGCAGCAGGCGCAGGTAAAATGGTAGATGGCCTTCTTATTCACCATTTCCGGATGCGCATTCCACCAGTGCACACGGCAGCTATCGGAGCAGAACTTGACCGGCTTGCGACCCGGTGTCTGCACCAGTGGCTTTCCGCAGCAACGGCAGCAGTTCACATCCAGCTTTTCTTTTGCGTTGGTCTCCGCCTTGGTACCGGATAGTGCATTCCTTCGGCAGAAAGCGGACACCTGACTCTTGGTGAGGCCCAGCGCCTCTGCAATGGTCGCATATCCGTAGCCGGATTGGCGGAGCTGTCTGATTTTCTGTTTTTGTTCATTCGTCATATCAAAGCACCTCCACTACCCAATGGAGATGAGGAGTAGCGTTTGACGAAAGAAAACAAAAAAAGACCTGCAGGCTCCCGAAGGAACCCACAGGTCAGGAATGGATATGGCGTATTAGATTCTGGTCGCGTAGTCGAGGGAAATCCATCCGGCACCGGACTTCAAGCGTCCCCAGCCAGCAGTGGAACCCTTACCGGCTTTTACTTCCGCAATGGTGAAGATGCCCTTGCCGGTGTACTTTCCGATAGTGGCATAGTTTGTGCCAGCACCCTTACGGATGTTCAGATTGGAGATGGACACGCGGACAAGGAATGGAACGTCAGCAGGCTTGTCCTCAGCAGGAGCAGCATCATACTGAGTGAGCTTCCAGCGTTCGATGATATTGCAGATGCTCTCCACATAGGTCGGAGATGTAGCATAGCCGCCGTTCTTGATGAGCTGGACTGCCTTCTTGTAATCTGTGCAGCCCTTCAGGCCATCATAGCGGAGCTTGTTGCCGTTCTTGGCACCGAGCAGATATGCGGAATGGTCTGCGATAGATTTCTCCACAGACGGATACTTACGGAAGTCAGCAGTGATGGTCACATACTGGTCGTTCTCATATTCCTGCGTCTTTTTGGTGTATACGGAGTTGCCATCCCAAGTGGAGACAGACCATGCATTGCCAGAGAGGGACTTCTTCATGCCAAAGCAGTTATTGGCGTTCTGGGCCAGTTCGGATTTGCCATAGCCGGACTCCAGAATGAACTGTGCCAGAGAGACAGAAGCGAGGATGCCGCTGGACTTCTGGTCAGCAGTGAAGAGTGGGCCGACCTTGGCGATGATATCCGCTTCGGACATATCCTTAAAGACAGTTGCCTGAAGACCGGAAGGTGCAGGTGTCGCCTTACCAGTCATCTCCGCCTTGACTGCCTGACGGAAGGTGTCCATCGTATAGCTCATGCCGAGTCCCTTCCACAGATGTTCCGGGTCGCCATGATTGGAGGCGATGCCCTTTGCATGCCCTTCTTTGTGAGAGATGATAGCCGTCAGAGGATTGAGGCTGTATTCCTTGCAGAGCATAGCAAACAGTTCAACGGCGGCTTCATAGGTGCGCTTGGCCACAGCTCTTGCAGTAGCAGTGTCAGAGCAAGTGAAAGAGGCACCGCCTGTGTACTTGATACAGGCAGGCTCACACATCTCGATACCGATATGGGTATTGTTGGCATCACCGCCAGCATGCCAGCCACGATGATTCCAAGGAAGGGTCTGATAGATAGTGCCATCGTTGCCGTCGATGAAACCGTGGACGCAGGCATTGCTGTAGGACGCACGGTTCCAGCTATTGATAAAGACGCTGGCCTTGGGCTGAGAGCATCCGACGCTGTGGAGCATCAGGCCCTTGACCGTGATTTTCCTTCCTGCCGTATAGCAGGGATTTTTAGTCAAGATAGACTGAACGAGCTTCATGATTACTTATCCTCCTTATCTTCAGCACGGTCGTGGAGTTGTTCCAAGACCGCCTTGATTTTTTCAGGAACCGGCAGACCGAGGTGGGCTGCATTCTCCAGCAGAGAAACACCCTCATTGGAGATGTAGAAAAAGATGACAGCGGTGCGAAGTACGCTGCCCGAGCCGATGATGTTGACATCCAGAATGTTGGCGATACCAACGAGCAGGAAAATCAGCACTTTACGGCAGATGCCACGAAAACCGACTTCACTGGAGAGAGTGTGGTCGTTGATTGCACACATGATGCCGGTGAGATAATCGATGACGACGAAGGCAAGGAGTGCGTAGACCAAACCATCACAGCCGCCGAGGAAATATCCAAGCCACCCACCGATGCCAGTGAACACGATTTGAATGGTGTTCCAGAATTCCTTCATGATAAAAACCTCCTTAAAAAATCAGAGCCATGCCGGTTTCTTCGGCACGACTCTTGTATTGGTGGCATCAAGCCATGCCTGATACCAGATTTTCAGTTCGATTGATTGTTCTTCGGTCAGCTGGTCATACCAGAGCTGGCCACGGTTGATGATTCTGAAGCATTCCTGCTCCCGGCGAAATCGAATATTGTCGATTTCCTCTGATTGGAGCAGGGCCTTTTCTTTTTCTACTTCAAATACCAGCTTGCCATCACGAACGCAGTAGGCTTGGAAATGCTCACAAAAATGGTCGGCATCCTCCGGGACAGCGATTTCAGAGCCATCCACAAGAGAGCCGACCAGAGCGTAGCTGGTGATATAACCGTTTTTGTCATACAAGACCTGCATAGAATTCCTCCTTAGTTCACTCCATAGACCTTCAAAATCTGACCCGAACCACTTCGTCCCTTATAGGCAAGCGTTGCAGTCGTTCCTGAATAAGAAATATTGAAGGAATAATAGTTAGATTCGTCTGCAAACTGATAAGAGACGGCACTTGTTGTAATGACAGACTTGGGAATCACTACAGCACAGCGTGCAGATGAGGATGTCGGCTGCCCAACGATGATATAGAAGTTATAGCTTCCATAATTGAAGGTCGTACTGCCGGTCGTCAGTGCTCCAGTGTAGAGCTGCACGACTTTGATGCCGAGATTGGTTCTTGCTGCAGCGGCGGTCGTCGCTCCGGTGCCACCATAGGAAAGGCCCAGCGCATTGGTCAACGTGATGCTATCCCACGAATTTCTATCATAGGCAGCTTTTACAGCAGAGGCAGTCGCTGCCAAAGTTGTACTCGTGGAGGATGTGCTGGAGGACAGCTTGGTTAATCCGTAATATGTTGTAGTCGCTGTCCCTTTATCGACTACCTGCCACGATGTACCATCATAGACGCAGAGGACGATTTGATTGGCTCTCCATTGATAGGTTGTGATGGCAGTTGTACCACTGCTAACCATCGGTTTTGCGCCTGTGCTGTTGACATTCAATGTGGGTGATGTTGCGGTATTATAGGTTGTGAACTTAACTAAAACTGCTGAACCTGTTTCAAGTTTAAATCCAGCACAAACAGCTACCTTATCTACCGTTGCTGAGGCCGTTGAGCAGGTGGCCAGAGGGATTCCTCCAGTCATCAGTGATTCAATAAAAGTCGAGAGCAACATACCATAGACCTTTATGTCCCATTTGTCGGAGACCTCGAAGCAATTATCCGTTTCAGAGACCTTTCCAATAGCTACACCATTTCCACCAGATTTGAAGTCCATGACAACGGAGGCTGTAGATACGGTATCGATGATGGCAATGGTGGTGAAGCTGTCCGTCAGGGTGTAACGTATTTCGTAGGTGCTTTCTGTAGAAATATTACCGCCACCAAAGGTGAAAGCTGTATCGGAGGAAAAGCTTGTACTTGCATTCGTCCATGTGGTTGTGCCTGTCTTGCGATAGTAGGTTGCGCGAGTGACAGTGTTGTTGCCGGAGCAGGACGAATAGGAATATCTTACCGTCGCCTTCACATAGGTTCCTTCGCCAGAGAGCGTACCTACACTATTGCAGCGTTGGGACAGATAGCTGGAGAAGGACGGTGCGCTGTAGTCTACGACTGAAATACTGACCGTTGCTGCTTTAGAGGTTCGTCCTCTGGAATCTGTGACAGTAGCAGTAAAGGTAATCGTACCGGAGGCGTTCAAGAAGCCGGTCGTCATGGACGCTGCTGAACCAGTAAAACCACCACCGGCGATGCTGTAGGAGGAAATGGTAGACCCGTAGACTCCGGAAGCACCGTTGATGGACAGAGTTGCTTTGGATTTTGTCTGGACGTAAATGCCCCAAGTACTGGGTACAGTTCCGTCCACACGAGTCGCTGTCAAGCTTGTGATAGTCGGGATTACCGAAGCCGGGACACTCAGCTTGACTGAGATGGTTGTCGTTCCAACTGAGGTGCTGCCGTTATAGGTTGTGCAGGTCAGTGTTGCGGTACCAGATGTAGCATTTGGTATCTGATTCGCCAATGTTAAGGCTGGTGTCCAAGAGACTGAAGTACCAGTCGTTTTTGTGGTAATAGTACCCGTGGAACTGCCAAATTTATAGGTAATGGTATGCGTAAAGGAACTGGACGCTCTGGTGATTTTAATCGTAGAGGCGGTACCCAGTGTACCGGCGCTCATGCTGATACTGGATGCCCTCGGAATGGTATTCAGTGTGTGCGTTCCACTCGCCGTTGCGCTGACCGCGTAGGTGTAGATACCGGCCTCGCAGCTCAGGGAGAAGGATTTTGTACCATCAGAGCTGTGTGCAATCGTTGTCGTTCCGGTGGCCACAGTCGTGGTCGCCCTCAGTTCAATACGCGGTTCACTGGTATAGACCGTTACGCCATTGATGACCGCCTTGAAGGCACCGGACATGACCCATCCGCTGGCGGAGCCAGAGCCTTTCAATGTCCATGCGATAGTCGAGGTATTATTTTCTATGCTCTGGCTACTCAGCGTCCAAGATAGCGTAAGAGAACGTCCCTCCACCTCATTTGTTGTAATGCTTCCGCTTGAAGCCATTGGTCACACCTCCTTATGATGTTGGGTCTCTCCAGACGATGGAGAGGTTACCGGATGCTCTTGGGATAAAATCAAACCAGCCACGGTCTTCAGTGCCGAGGGATAGCTTGTATCGAATCTCGGCATTGGTGATGACCAGTGACTGGTTAGAGATATATGCGATTGTCTGGCCGTCCTGTTTGAAAGCGAGCTGCTCATTCGACAGTTCGGCAGTAAAGGAGTTACCGACCTTGCCCAGTTCGATAAGGGCACCTTTGAAACGAATGTATTCCTCTAAGAGCTGCTGGTTCTCGGACACAGTTCCTCTTATCTCATCTGTGGTCGCAGTAAAATCCATACGGATTTCTGTGCTGTTCTGCGTGATGCTCGTTTGGAAATCCTCTCGGATAGTCTCCAAATCCGACTTTGACATATAGGTCTCATGGACTTGACTGAGGATTTCATTTGAGGTTTTGGCGATTTCAGACTGACACTCATGTACCTGAATCTTGAGCGTATCGACATCACCGAGCATTTCTTCGTAGGCCGTAACGTTCTGGAAGGTCTGCTGGCAGCAGGTTAAAAGTGTCATCCGGATTCACCTCCCATCAGTTGGATACGTCACACTGCAGTGTCATGATGCTATCAATGTCGGCAGCGGACAGATAGATGACTTTGCCGGTCTTGTCAAAGGTGACAGGATTGCCGTCTTTGTCTTGTGCGTACCAAGTGTAGGTCAGGCTCTGAGTCTCAGTAGCGTTGGCCCAAGTGGAACCGTTATACTTTTTCAGCATAACGGTCTTGGCAGTGTGGTCAATCTGGTACCAGAAATCACCGGACTTCGGACTGGAAGGTGCGGTCTCACTGATATTACCCATCAGGGCATCAACCTCGTGCTGATTGGTGCGGACGATGATATAAGGAACGACACCGCCTAGATTGTTCTTCACGGTAAAGCCCCCGATGGAGAGCATCTCAGAAACATACGGGTCGGATTTATCCTCGACCGTGATGACGTCCACATAGTTCTTGCTGGAGTAGGTCATGGTACAACGGTAGGACTGGATGTTCACGATATCAGAGCCAGAGACTGTCAATGTAGAGGAAGTCGCGCCGCTGATATTCGTCCAAGTGCCATTCACATACTTGGCCCACTGATAGGTAGCATTGGTGATTGCAGTCGTGCCGCTGTACGCAGAGGTCGCCAAGGTCAGTGTGCCGGACTGATTCTGAACCACAGTACCGTTCGGCGCATAGACAGAGAACACGACAGCGGAGGTACCGTTGCTGCCAGCTTTGGATTTTGTCCAAGTGAATACCTTTGCAACAGACTGGCCGGAAATCGTAAAGGTCAGTGTGATGTCGCCTGTCAGGATAGACGTTCCACCGAGGTCGGAGGAAGCTACAACAGACAGCTCAAGCTTTCCAGCAGCAGTGGCAGTCGAGGCAGTATTGGTTTTTACTGTGATTCCAGTGGGCAGTGTTCCCACTGTGCAGGTGCAGGCAGTCTGCGTGATGCCGACATAACCAGTGAATGGAATCGTGATAGTGGAGGCAGCTGAGGTCTTGCCATCGGA